TACTCTTTAGCATAATCAAACTTTCCGCCAAAACTCATATCATTGCATCCTGTGTTTTAAGTCTTTCGTGTAGACTATATAGTTAGATTCCCAATCGGGTAACAACTTTTTCCATCCCTTCCTTCCCCATAACTCTAAAGAGGAACAACTTGTCCTTATTGCAAATGATTCCAACATAGCCTGAAACTCATTCAATTTATTAAATTCTGAACCGGCCAAAGATATTACTCTAAGTACCTGTTTCTGTGGATACGGTATTATCTGCGTTATCATTACAGAGTGTAGATTTTTATCTTCCGTAGCAATCCACAACTGCATATCCCCATGTGTTAAAGGCTCTAGGAAGTCATCAGACTCTACCTCACCCTCAGTATGTTCTTGCACCTTATCAAGTAATGGTGCAACCTCTTCCCAAACGTATGCAACATCTTCCGGGGCAACAATCTGAGCCTTCATAGCTTATTCCATGTGGCGTTAAAGTATGCGTAAATGCCCTCCCCACCCGATCCGGGGTTCCAGTTGGTTCCATCCGCATATCTTATGTCCCCATCCCTTGGCTTACCATCGTTATCACTTGGATCAACATTAGTCGGCTCAAGCCTGAAGGTATCAATATTAAATATTATATCCCCCAACCTGTTTAACTCGTTAAAGAGGTAGTCAGGAAGGTCTTCAGGGGTTACGGGGGCTGGGTTGGGTGACCACCTATTTACGCTCTTAAAGTTTTTAGATGGGGCATTAGCCATTAGTATGCCCTCTTTCCTCGCCTACCCCTTGGGGTTACTTCAAATTCTACCCCATGGAGTTTCCAATCAATATCTGAGGTTGATTCAAACTTCACACCAAAGAACTTTCCAGTTGCCCGGCATGAAACTTTTGATTGACTATTGGGATTAAATAAATATGGGGTGCCACCAGTATCTGCGTTCCAAGTAATACCCTCTTCCGTAGACATCTGGGTTCCAACATATACATTGATAGTATTGTCCCCAGACACTTCTAGTTTCGGCCATATAGCCGATACAAACTTCTGCGAGGAAGGGTCACCAAGATCATAACCAGTTCGTTCAATATAAGCGGTCATGTTGGTGCCGTCTTCCTGATTGCCCCGATCATCCCTATACAGTTTAGGCATATCGACATAGCCACTACTTCCGTAAGCGGTATAACCGGAACCATCCACAGTAGCAGATAAGGCGGAATTACTATACAGGGCAAATGTCGTTGTAGAATAGCCGGTCACCTTTGCATAGTAGGTCTGGGCATTTATCTCAGTCATACCAACCACACCACTTATGGATACTAGATCACTATCAGCAAGACCATGAGCAGATGATGTGGTGATAACAACTGGGTTAGCAGCAGTTGCTCCGCTTATAGAGGCTTTATTATCTGGTTTGGCGAACACCATATTTTTCAAAACATTATCGTAGTTGCCGGTTCCCCATATTCCTGCACCAAGATTCCATTCTTCAGTATGATCATTCCAAGTTGTGCCGGTTGTTATAGCAGCTATCCCAGAGTTAATATGATATAGATCAGGGATACTACGCAACGAGAAAGTGTTGTCTTTCCAGTTCCATATCAATGCTTTGTTTGGTATTGAGGATATACCCGCTGGATAGCAAGCCAGCATCTCATTCCTTCCATAATCTGCGGCTACAAATACCTTCTCATAGTTATCCCCGTTTAGATCAGAGAACATTTCCCTGCGTAGCTTATTGGGGAGGAGAGGTGTAACCTGTTGACCATTGGTTACATAACAATCCGAGTTGCCTATAAAGAAATGACCACCCTCATATTCAGCTACGGCGTTTTTGGCCAGCAACCCTATGGTGGGAGATAGCAACTTAAACGAGAAGATGTATGGAGTTCCTACATAGTTCATAATGTAGATAGAATCTTCTTTATAAATCAGGAACGAGTCTCCATATGGAAGACCGTCTATGATTTTTCCGGGTGTGTCAGTAAGCTGGTACTCACCAGCATCCAGCGTGGCGTCAGACTCATCCCATGAAACCGGGGCGCTTAACGCAGTGGCCTCTGTTGACCACTTCACTAAGTTAGGATATTCCACACCACCTACTTGCCAATTCAAACCTACAAGAAAAGTTCTAAATGCAGAGATAGATTTACAATAATCGGTAGACCCGGAATCTGTTCTGGAACCCCAGTTCTCAAGCCCCCTCATAGGGATAGTAGTGCTTGGAACCCCACTTGCTAAAGGCCACATCTGTGGAACATCATAGCCATTAGTAGCAACTAGAAGCCCATTCAACAGCGTTACACGCCAGTTCTGGGTGACGGTTGTATTATATAAGCTATCTCCGGTAGCAGTAGTGCTAATAGGAACTACTGGATATGCTGTTGTATGTTCGGCAGCGGTTGTAGTTCCTGTTCCTCTAGAGCAGCCGGTAAGATCATTAGAGGACTTACCAGAATAGGTGATTGTTTCATATCCATTTGATACACCATCTGCTATAGCATTAGTACCCAAGGCTATAGTTCCACTTGCTGGAAAGTCGCTTGCATCAGCTAGTGTTATTGTAGTAACACTATTATTTATTGTTCCGTTTAATGTTCCCGTATTCTGTCTGGTAATATCTACCCACGCACTACCCGTCCATACTGCGATATTGCTGATTCCAAATGCAAGCCAATGATATGTCCCACCATTGTCAAGGAATGGAAATATATAGTATGCACCAAACGGGAGAGTAGCGAAAACCTCCTCGTATCCAGCGCATTTCTTTACGCCGTTATCGAGGAACCTGACATTATTGCCATCGCTCCAAACATTAGGTGGTAATTGATACGGAGGTGTATCCCGTATAATCCCCACCTTTCCAAGGTCATTGATGGGTATTAACTGCATTATTCAGGCGGTGTGGGCCAAGTGATATTGAATGGATCAGATTGCGTAGTAACATCACGCAAAGACTGTCTATATGTTTCCCACTCTGTCCTCTTTGGGGCATCCATAGGTACATCAGGAAGCACAGTCCAATCACATGACTGTAGTTTTTTATCCCTTTCTCCCCTAATAACTTTCCACTGTTCTGGTATTTTTCCAGTTTCAACCACAGACCAAGACGGTTTCTTGGATGAATCATTATAAACAACATTAGAGATGTAGTCAGACTCATCATCTACTCCACCATAAATGGCGAAACCCTCGTTGGGAACGGCATTATAAAGAATGTTGCTTAGTGTTATAGTATTCATTCCTCTATCTCCCAAACCATCATATTACCCGTTACATAAGTAGTTCCACCCCCGGCAGCAGTTGGTGTTTTAGTCCATATATCAAAGGTGTAAGTTGTACCAGAATCTGGTGTGGGCCTGTTTGCACTGGTTACCTTCCAAGTATGGGAAAAACCAAAACCATGCTCTGACGAAGAAGAAACACTATGCCCATCATCTTTAACATCTCCCACCAGTATATTATCAGTAGTGCCAACAATAAGAGTTCCAGAGGTATTGGCTAACCTTATGTAACTGTATTGATGATTACTACCACCGTCCCAAGCGGAGAATACATCATTCATTCCATCCACATGAACATACAATGTAGACGATGTGGATAATGCAGTATGTGTAATAGACCAGCCTGAGTCTACATAGCTATCACTTCTAATAGTGGCTGATGTTGCCTCAATATCATGTGTTACTTTTAATAATCTACTTCCCTCAGAAGCCAGTAATATTATCCATCCGTCATCAGCCTCGTTTCGAATTTTAACCAGATTATCTGTAGTATCAAACCATAACTGACCAGCAGATGTAGATGAAGGAGCAGTAGCTTTCGTATGGATGCCGTTTATTGCCTCATCAGCATTAGGCAGAGATGCCTTTAGAACAGTCTTTATAAGACGAATATGATCGTCCCCCTGACTGATAGCGTCAGTTCCCGGTGGGTTTGCGGATACGAGTCCGCTAATAAATGATGCGCTTTCTAATGCCATTACTCGTACCTCACATGGTGGGGATCAACTTCTGCATCTGGCGCAACAGGCCAATCCCAGTATGTTTTGTCTACTGTTCTATTGTGGTTTTCTGTTTCCGGACCGATTGTTTCAACACCCTCTGCATCGTAAGTTGACTTGTATCTTACCTCTACGACAGGATGATTCTGAAAGTTCTTTATCGCTTGTAATGACGCGAAGGCTTCAACACCAGACTCAAGACTGTTGCCATGCGCCCTCACCTCATTCCTGTAGGTCTTCCATGCGTCTGTCATTGCAGTTCCACCATCAGCCTCCCGTATAACTCTCCAGTCTGAAGAAGCTAAAAGGCTTCCTACATTCTGTTTAATCTTACTTGCCAGTTGAGTCTTTAACCCTTCTACATCCTTTTCTGTAGTGGCGTAGCTTATTACTGTCTCGCCATCTACTAGAGTCATAGTCTCTGCACCAGTATTATGGTAGCGTTGATCCGGTGTCTCTACTCGCGCAGGGGTAATCCCTAACTCAGCCAGTTGTGCCTTACTCCATTTA